GGTCTTGACTACTCTTTCAAGAGTTAAAGCTCCCACCCAGGGTCTAGAGTTTGAAGCTCGGATTACCAAGAGTTATCTGATTAATAACTTGGGTTTCTTTCGCTGTTTGCACATTGGCACACCGGGTTAATCGCCGGTGATGTTAATCCACGTCTAGGAAACAAACCTAGATAGAACCTTTCCTTAGTACTTGTTACGATCTGTTGGTTTACTCCAACAAGAACGGCAGTTTAAATGGCTGCCAGGTCGTATGGGAGGCTAAGGATGGTATAATAGAATAACCATGAATAATGCAACCAGTTCCGCAAGATATAATAAGCCTAGTCTGTTTATCAGTTGGAAACAACTTGATAGATGACTGGGACTTATAATCTGGGTCCTTGGTGTGCAGTATCCGGGTGACTATTACAAATTGATGAGTCGGGTCCGATCTTTATGATCAAAATCCGGCCCTTTATTTACAGTGATGTATCTAAAGGAATCCGTAAGGATTATACACCATTTTGTTAGTGGTAATCCGGTAGAGGCCTCACAAGGCCTCTGCTTGGGGATTTCAGGGGGTATACCGAAGATAGTCCCAGGGTCGATCCGGCACTTAATACGTGCTAGAGACGCTCAGGCTATACGGTGTACCCTATCGGTCTTGTCGGTATTTAGAATTATGAAAGTTCGTTCTATCCTTAAGTTAGACACCATCACGGGTCCCTTTACGGGGACTACCGAGACTATGCCTGTCTATGAGCTTAAGAAGGTTGTTACTCTCCTTGAAACTTCATTTGGACACCTTAAAGTAGAACGATCTAAATTCATTCCTCTAAATTCCGCTGGACCTAACTTCAACCCTTCTATATTAGGTTTATCACTTGATGCGCTTGGGTTTAGGAATGAACCCTCAGTACTAGAAGCGTTTAAGATCTACGCAAGTAGGACTGATAACGTCTGACTCAGTGATATTCTAATGAAGGAGATTGAGAATGCAAGTTCACATGAGCTTATTCCAAGTACACTAGGTCGCTTAGGATCTGGTGAGTTAATCACCGGAGCCCCTAAGACACCGTGTCTGGGTAAGCTTCATGAAAAAGTCGAGGCAGCTGGTAAGGTTCGAGTTTTCGCCATCACTGATGGCTGAACTCAGATCTTATTAAGTGGTCTCCATGATGCCATTGGGAATATCTTAAAACGTATTCCTCAAGATGGTACTTGGGACCAAACAGCTCCCTTGAAACTCTTGCAAGAGTCTAAAATACCAAAGCTGTGATCGTTCGATCTGACCGCGGCCACGGACCGTTTACCTGTAAAGCTACAGGTTCAGGTTCTGGCGCAACTTCTAGATTTAGAGGTTGCGGTTGCGTGGGCCGGCATACTTACTCATAGGGACTGATGACATAACGGGGTTCCCCTCCGTTATGCTGTTGGTCAACCTATGGGTGCCCTTTCTTCGTGGGCAATGCTAGCGCTTACTCACCATTTGATAATCCAACTCGCTGCTAAGCGAGTTGGGGTCACCGGTTGGTTTTCACATTATGCGGTTCTAGGAGATGATGTAGTGATAGCCAATGAGGCTGTTGCGAAGTCGTACCTAGTGATTATGTCAGACCTTGGCCTGGATATTAATCTTTCCAAAACCGTAACATCTGAAATAGGTGTTTTCGAGTTTGCGAAAAGGTTAATCCAGTTTGATACCGAGTATACTCCAATTGGAGCGAAAGCTGCATTGCAAGCCTTAAGGACTTACAATGCGATACCTCCACTCGTATTAGACTATCTGGGAAAAGGCTTTAGTCCTGCACAAGAGTGATTAAAAGAACTCTTCAGCGCCCTTCCCTTGACTTACGTTAAGGGTAAGGTACGTTTGAAGGATGCGATTTATTGGACATTACAGGGACCTTTCGGTATTTTAGAGTCTGGGGCTAGGTTAACTTCTGCATTGCAGGCGGTTAACTCATTCAACCCCGTCTCTCTTTCTGCCCTGTTCGTTCGCTTACGCTTGGCCAGACATCAAGTCTGGGAGCGTGAGTGGTCGGTAGCTCATACTAAGGTCCTCGACTTACTTGTAAAAGTAAGAGACGAGTGGCCTCAGAATGTAGTCCCTGGTTTTATCCAGTACCGGCTACAGCAAACTTCATATCATATGTACTTGGTAGCCCATTTTGAGGACGCTTATAAGCGTCTTCTTAGGGCGAAACCGTTCTATAATTTTATGACGGCTATGAAAGTGGATATGCTGCGAGTGTATCAAGGGCAGCTAGGGACTCTGATCCAAGAGGAACTTGCTGGACCTTCTCCTTCGTCTCTAATATTGGAAGACATATTTCTACGTCGTCCAGTTAGAATTACGGAGGGACTTAGTAAGAAATCATCAGATTTCTTCAAAGTCTTCAAAAGTATCGAACAAGACCCGAATCATCCCTTAGCTGCTGCGCACGTTACCG